CGGTGCTGCGGGCCCGCTACGGCGTCGACGGGTCGCTGCGTTTGACGCGCCCGGATGATGGGAAATTCGCGGACGCAGCGATCGCCGCGCGGAACGCCTGGTGGACCGCTGCGAGTCTCGCAGACGTGTCCGGGAACCCGCTTACGATCTTCTAAGTCCTTTCCGGATCGCGAACAGATTCGTTCACAGTTCCCAAACAAACGGACTCAGGTCTAGAATCGCTTTCCAATGGATCCCGCCCTAAGTGAAGTCGCGGAAGCGACGAAGCGACGAAGCAAGTCCGACGATCATTGGCGCTGGGCGATCGTCGCTGCGAAGCGTCGCGGGATCCCGATTCGGGACATTGGACGCGCAGCCGGCGTCAGCCATACGCGCGTCCTGCAGATCGTCCGCGAATTCGAAGCGGATCAGTCGTCCGCCGACGACCTAAACGTCCTTCCGTAGCAGGGACTTTGCGCGCCCGCTAGGCTGGTCGCGTGGGTCTGCGTGACTGGATACGGGGACGGTCTACGCCGCCGCCGTCGTCGCGTCTGGTCGCTGGCTTCGATCCCGACGTCGCGGGCCTGTTCGCTGGCATGGGAAGTCCGCAGTTCGTCGAACGCGTCGGAACCGCGGCGCGCTGTCTACAGCTTGTGAGTCAGCAGATCGCAGCGATGCCGCTGCGGTTCCGGGGATCCAGTCCGGTCCCGCTATGGCTTTCGAACCCTGACCCCGTCTGGTATCCGAACGGCGTCACGGACGCGACGTTCGCGCTGATCGCGAGTCTGTACGGATGGGGGGACGCGTTCCTGGTCGTCACGTCCCTGTATGAGACAGGCTATCCGCGTTCCTGGTCGATCCTGGACCCATCCGTCGTGACCGTGGCTGCGGCGGACGACGGACGGGGTCGCGCGTACCGCGTGAAGGACGTCGACCTGACCGACGACGACGTCCTGCAGATCAGCCGCAACCCGGACGGCCTGCTGCGCGGAACGCCGGCCCTGACCGGGTACGCGTCGAACGTCGCAGCGTCGTTCTTCGCGTCGTCGTTCGCGAGCGACTTCTACCAGTCCGGCGGGATCCCGTGGGCGGTGCTGCAATCGTCGCGGCGGCTGGATCGGGAACAGGCGGAAGCGCTGCAAGCGCAGTGGACCGCGCGCGTCGGACTTCGCGGCGGCGCGCCGGCCGTGATCCCGCCGGACGTCACGTTCCAACAGTTCAGCTTCGCGCCGAAGGAACTGCTGCTGCTGGAATCGCGCGAATGGGACGCGAAACAGATCGCTGCGGCGTTCGGCGTTCCCGCCTTCATGCTGAATCTGGAACAGGCCGGGGGGCTGAACTATTCGAACCCGGAAATGCTGTTCGACACCTGGTGGCGAACGGAACTGTATCCGTCGGCGCCACGCGTCGAAGCTGCGCTGTCGACGTGGCTTCCGCGCGGATCCTGGGTCGAATTCGACCCGTCGATCCTGCTGCGTCCCGATCTTCCCGGACTCGCGACGGTCTGGCTGGACCTGCTGGCCGCGAACGTCGTCACGATCGACGAAGTCCGCGCCGCGGTGCTGGATCTGCCGCCCCTGACGGACGACGTCGGCGCGGTCGCGATGATCGACGAACCGTCCGGATCCAGCGCGACCGGGCCGGCCGCGCCGGACGTCCCGTCCCCGCCGATCCTGGAGGCTGTCCCGTGACGACTGATCTGCTGGTGCGGACGTTCGCTGTCCGGCTGGAACCGTCGACGTCGGACGGCCGGATCATTGAAGGACGCTGCGTCCCGTACCACGTCCCGACGCTGGTCCAGGACGCGCCCGATACCGATCCGTATCTGGAAGTGATCTATCCGGGCGCGTTCACGCGCGCTGTCCGCGCGCCCGACCGCGTCCAGTTCCGCTACATGCATCGCGACGGGCTGGCGGACTGGATCGGACGCGGCGTCGACTTCACGGACACGGACGACGGGCTGGACGGATCGTTCCGCGTCCTTCCCGGCGCGTTCGGCGATCACGCGCTGACGCTGGTCGACGAAGGGCTGCTGGGTGGACTGTCCGTCGGATTCCGGTCGCTGTCGCGACGCGACCGGCGAAACGCGGAGGGCGCGATCATCCGTGATCGCTGCCACCTGGTGGAAGTGTCGCTGACGCCGGAACCCGCGTACGTGGGCGCGCTGGTCACGGGCCGCCGCAGCTCGCAGGCCGGCGTCGACGACGTCGACCTGGCAAGTCTGCTGCCCGATCGGGACGAAGCGCTGGACGCGCGACTGCGCGCCGTCGGGATCAGCGTCTGACGCGCATCACCGGGCCAGGAACACTAACTGTCCCCCTTTCCGGGTGACACGCGCGCCGATAGGTGTGCTACAACATCGCGCAGCCCCGGAATTTGCGAGGAATCAAGGGGGAAAGCAGAGTGACCATCGCCGAAGCGATCGACGCGACCGCCGCCGGGGACGTGGCTGCCGCGCTGGATCTGATCGCAGATCAGGTCGAACACGATCCGCGCCATGTCCTGGACGTGATCCGGGACGTCGCAGTCGACTTCCCGCCGAACGAACGGGATCGACTGGTCGGCCGGATCTACGTTGAACTGACGGACTATCTGTCCGTCGAAACGCTGGATCACTGGGGCGCGTCGCGGTCCAGCAGCGAAGTCGCAGCGAAGCTGCGCGCCGCAGCGCGCACGATCCGACGCGGGGGCCCCGCCCACGTCGACGCCGTCCCGCCGATCACCGATCCAGCGGACGCGGTCGTCGTCGAACGCGCGGAAGCTGCCGGCCGGAAGGATCGCGTCGTGACGCCGATCGGCCGGCTGCGGATGGAACGCGGACAGTTAGCGTCGCGGCTGGTCAGGATGCGACGCGCGCAGCATCCGAACCCGTCCGCGATCACGGACGCGGAACTGCGGCTGGTGGAAGTGGAACGGGAACTGGCGGAACTGGAAGCGCGGGAAGCGCACGCGCAACAGCGCGCGTGTCCGATCTGCGACGACGTTCACGCTTCCGCCGCGGACGGACCGCACGGATACGACTGCGATCCCGCAGACGGGGACGCGCGCGCGCTGGCGCTGATCGACCAGTCGCAAGCGTTCCCGCGTGATCGACGTCCCGTCGTCAGCCGGTCGGGCCTGTGAGTACGCCCGATCAGACGTCAGTCACGTACAACGCGGTTCGTGAACTGGAACGCGCAGGGATGCAACGGAAAGCGGCGTTCGAACTGGTCGCGTCCCGCGAAGGGATCAGCGTCGGCGCCGCGTCGCAACGCTACTACGTTGCCCGTCGACGGGACGAACCCGCAGCCGGCCGATCGACCCCCCGGCGCCGGCCGGCTGCGGGCCCCGTGAACGTCGACGGGACGGCAGCGTCGAAGATCGAACAGGCGGCTGCGCTGCTGCTGGAAGCGATCGAACTGCTGCCAGCCACGGAACGCGACGCGCAGCGCTGGCGCGCGGTCGCGGCGATCGTCGACGCGTAGAATCAGCGCGAGCCCGGATCCCGCTTCGCTGCCACCGCCGCGTTTCGCCAGGGATCCGGGCTCGCAACGTCCGACGCGTCTGCTAGACCCCGCCCGCTGCGGGGACAGCGCACGATCACGGAAGGGACACGCGTAGCGTGTCCCTTCCCGTGTCCTGACCCGCCCGCTATCGTCCGCGTCGGAAGCGGCACCGCGCGACGCGTCACCCCGGCATCGGCCGGCCCCGCGCATAACACGCGTCACCCCGTCGGAATCGTCACCCGATACGGGAGGGCGCGGCGCGATGCCGAATGCCGTACTGCAGCGACTGGTATCCGAACGGGAACAGACGCTGGACACGATCGACGCGATCCTGGCGAACGCGGAAGCGGAGGAACGCGACCCGTCCGCTGCGGAACTGGATCTGGTCACGCGCAACCGAACGCGCGTCGCGGAACTGGAACCGCAGATTACGGAACTGCTGGAAGTGGAGGAAACGCGCGCACGCAGCGCGTCGCAGTCCGCGCTGATCCAGCGCGCGATCGGGACACCGCGGGGCGGCGATCCGCCCGCGACGCGCGACGATCCGACGCCGGAAGGTCCGGTCTATCGGACGTTCGCGCAGTACGCGCGGGACGCGCTGATCTGCCGCGTCGACCGGATCGGCGCGCTGGTCGACCCCGTCGTCCGGCAGCGCGCAGCCGATCGGCTCGCGCGAGCTGCAGCCGTCCATACGCTGACGACGGACGTCCCCGGACTGATCCCGGATCAGCACATCGCGCAAATCTTCGAACAGATCAACAAAGCGCGTCCGGTCGTCCAGTCGTAGCGGCAAATCGGGCTGACGTCCGGGAAGATCACCTGGCCGAGCATCACCGGCCGGCCGACGGTCGCGATCCAGACGCCGGAAAAGACGAACCCCGCCTATTCGAAGATGACAGTCGTGATGCGCGAGGACGTCGCGGACACGTATCTGGGCGCCGGAAACCTGTCCTGGCAGACGATCAACTGGTCGTCCCCGGACGCGCTGACGCTGTTCTTCGATCTGATGGGCGAGGCGTACGCGGAACAGACGGAAGCGGCTGCATGTTCGGTCGTGAACGGCGGCGCGCTGGCCGGCGGAACCGTCGGCAGCGACGATCTGGCCGGCTGGATGGCAGCGATCGCCGCCGCCGCGGGACAGGTCCGCGCGGGCGGCGGACGCGCGAACGCGGTCTACATGGACGCGACGACCGGATACGGACTGCTCGGGCTGGTCGCGACCGAATCCCCGGTGTTCCTGACCGCCGGCCCGGGATCGCTGGGCGATGCGTCCGGGA